ATGTAATGCCGATTCTAATTTCTGGGCTTGCTCAGGTCTAGGATTTCTTAGTCCTGAAGCATAATGCCATAATTGTTTTTGATTAATACCTGTAATACGTTCTAAACCTGATTTAGTAAAAATACCAGAATAAAACTCTAACAATGATTTAACGTCCATTTTAAATACGATCTCATATTCTCCTTTAAGTTCTTCAGGAATTTCATAGCCATATTCATTGCATACTTGAAGATAATCATCAATAGCCAGGCACATATTATTCTTTACTTCGTCTAATGTACTTCCTGTAACAACAACACCATCGATAGCATCCAGATAGGCAGAAAAGTTTTTATCTGCTTTTTCTACGATAGCTCTAACTGTTTGCGTTTTCATTATAATTGTTTGTTTAAAAATTGTAAAAATATTACTGTGTTATATATTGTGCTTTGAAGGTGGGGGCTATTTAAGCCCCGCTTCCCTCAAAATTGAAATTAATGTTCCATCTCTTAATTCGTCGTTTAGATTCCCTGGCACAACGATAGGCCTTCTAGCGCCCTTTTTGGCAAAAATTTTGTGACCACCTTTTCCCCTATGTTTGGATGATAATTGCTCCCATCCGTTCTCTTTTAAAAGGTCTATCACTTCTCTAACCGTTTTTGTCAAAATTGTCCTCCTTTCTTATTGGTTAATACTAATTTAATAATCACGCCACAAAGGTAACTATATTTCTATCATTTGCAAACATTTTGGTAACTATTTTTCTATCATTTAGTGATTTTACTCACGATATAACATTATTGGTTATTTTAAGCCCATTGAAAGAGCTGTTGTACAATCTTACAATGTTTTTACATGTTTCATATAGGGGTATTATTAATATTATAATATCTTTGTGTTATCAAAATAATAATAATTTATGATACTGAAACATTTGCTAAGCGGAAGTGTTGGAACTTTCATTAAAGAGTATTATGCAACTGGACATGGATATCTCACACAAATAGAATTAGCTGATGGTAGAATATATTATGCACCATCTTATGAATTTGTAACCATCTGAAAGTATTCATATTTGTTTGACAACTCAACATTCTACATTCTATGCCTCCACTTGTTGGGGGCCTTTATATTTTACTTTTTTCAAAAACAGTTTGCACTATCAATTATTATTCCCATCTTAGCACCGCCCAACAAAACAACTCAGCTAACATTGTTAACTGAATATTAATATGAGTCCCTTCATAACGCAACTGGTAGTCAATCCGGTTCGGGTGTTGTTCCCGTGGGCGCGTTATGAAGGGACTCGCCATATAAAAAACATTATGGACTTTAAAGACTCAATCAAGCAGCTATCAGAAAGAGTTGTCAAGTTAAAAGACAACCTTCAAACAGAGGAAGCCACAAAGAATTCTCTAATCATGCCATTCATTCAAACTTTAGGCTACGACGTATTTAATCCTTTCGAAGTAACCCCTGAATTCACATGCGATATTGGGACAAAAAAGGGCGAAAAAATCGACTACGCAATTTTAAAGGATAATGCACCTGTTATATTAGTTGAATGCAAACACTGGGCCGAAAATTTAACATTGCACGATAATCAGCTATTGAGGTATTTTCATGTATCAACGGCAAAATTTGGAATTCTCACTAACGGAATTACATACAAGTTTTACACAGACTTGGCCGAAGCTAATAAAATGGATGAAAAGCCATTTCTCGAAATCAATCTTTCAGATATCAGAGATAATCAGATTGAAGAATTAAAACAATTCCACAAGTCATACTTCAACGTTGACAGCATTGTAAACGCTGCGAGTGAACTAAAATATATGAAGGGAATAAAAGATATAATCCTTTCAGAGATGGATGCACCAAGCGAACCCCTTGTCAAATTATTTGCAAAACAAGTATATGGAGGAATGGTTACTGCCAAAATTCTAGAACAGTTTACTGATTTAACAAAACGATCTTTCAATCAAGTAATAAGCGATATCATAACGGATAGATTTAAAACAGCGTTAAACAATGAATCCGAAAAGAAGGTTGATGCTCCATCTTTAGTTAATGAGGCAGCTTTGCCTACTTCCGAAGAAGAAAATAAGATCGTAACCACTGAAGAAGAACGTGAAAGCTTTTTTATTATTCGGGCAATACTTAGAAAGCACGTAGATATTAATCGCATTATTCATCGCGATACTCAAAGTTATTTTGGTGTTTTGTTGGATGACAACAATCGTAAACCAATATGCAGACTATATCTTAATGGTAGTAAAAAATATTTTGCGACTATATCCGATGACAAAAAAGAGACCAAACACTCCATCGAGTCATTAAATGATATTTATCAACATGAAGATGAGATCGTATATGCTTTAAAAATGTATGAAAAGGATTCTGAGAAATAATTTATCATAAAAAGTTTGCGCATACGAAAAATATTACGCAGATTTGCAGTGCTAAACATTTCTTTGTATTATCGAGCGACGTAAGTTGCCCAAATTATTAGGGCTTTTTTTATGCCCTCTAAAAGATATCTAAAATAAAGACGGCTACCGTCCCGGTTTTTTCATTCGAGTTCGCTCGTTTATGAAGAAGTGTTTAGCGACATGGGAATTGGTGGCCGTTCTTTTTTTGTCACCAAAGAAGAATTAAAGCGTGTTCCCACGGCGCTTAATGCTAAACACTTCTTCAGTTATGGATCAAAAAAACCTCCGGCCGACCTCATACATCGGCCTCATTAATCGCTTCTGGCGATTAGACGAAACCTACCAGTTCTCACCCACAGAGACGCGCGTATTCTTTTATCTCCTCAAAGTCGCTAACACACTCGGATGGCCCGAATCATTTCCACATGCAGACTTACGAGCTGCAGCAACATGCGGAGTATCACTCCCGGTCTACAAAGCAGCTCGGAAAGCATTGGCCGATGCCGGTCTTATTCTCCATACCCCCGGCGGATCCGGACACGGGAAAAAGACCATGTACCACTTTGCCGGATGCGATAATTGCCCGGAATCAGACCGTGCAAAATGTCAGGTACAGTGTCATAGCAAAGCAGAAAAATCACACGAAAACGAGAGCAAAAACACCGATCTAGGTGAAAGAAAACAACTACCTAAGTCCGAACCTTATATTAATATTAAGACTAGACTAAACGAAAATCAGATCAGATCAGAGTCTGAAGAGCGCGAAAAAGTTGTTTCCGAAAAGATCGAAACGCAAAAGCCAGACGACGGCACCCAGCGAAATACCGAAGGCCTCCTCAGGAACCTCCGGTCCCTGCATGCCACGCCCCAAGACATCGAATCTCTGCTCAATCTATCCAACCACGGCGAAATAGGTCACCCCATCTGGAAACTCATCTACGAAGCAAAAAACTCCAACGGAGCCATTAAACAACCGGTTAGGTTTATCTTTAGCCGGCTGCTTCCAAGTGCAAATGCTGTTACAAACTAATTAAAAAGAAAAACTATGAACCCAATAGTATTAAAAACCAAGATAAAAGCGGGGAAGAAAGAATCTTTCTGGCAAAAAATGATGAGCGTTTACAACAGTCTCCCCGGAGGTATAACCAAATGCAAAACAACCAACGACGCTAAAATATACACTAGCGTTTTATTCGCTGCTCTATCGGTATTATGTATAATATTTGTCGCTGTAGCAGTATACTTTTATTACTCGGCAAAAAAAGGAGGCAACCAATGATTTCACCAAAATTCACTGGGAAAGAATATCCTGATTATTCCAAGCCCAAACAACAGGTAATAGAAGAATTACAAAGTGTAATAAACCGTATCAACAATATACAGTATACCCAAAGCATGTGCATGTCAACCCGAAAAACCGGAGATTGGCAAGAAACAATCATCACAGGATTCCAGGATCCGGATACGATCGTTATAAATATATTTACTCAATTGGAGGGCCAGGTATGAAAAAGGTAGAAATAAACGGAATAACTTTGTCTGAAGATGCGATTGATACGATCCGCTGTTTCCAGAACGAAGACAATGTGATGACATCCGAACTCATTCGTCTGCTCGACGACTATATCGCCCTGCGCGCATGGATAGGCATAAACGAAACCGAAGGAACCACCGTCAACGCCGGCCCGAGGTCCACGCTACTCAATATACACAGTGCAACAGTATTTAAAGACATGATATCAAAACTCAAAGCATAATATGAAATCAGAAATAACAAATCAAGCTGCCAATATCAGCGAAATGAGTAATCTTCAA